TTAGAACATGGCACCAAATCCAAATCAGCGAATTCAGCCGCGTCTTGCCATTGGCGCGCTGGCTTCTTAGCGAATTTAGACAATGCCGAAGGATTTTCAGCAAATAATTCCTTGATGATTTCAAATTCCTCTTGCTGCGAGCAGTGCAAGCGAGCGTGTACAGCCGACATTACCTTGGTAGATTGCTCGATCATGGCAACCATAGTACCAACTGGAACGTCAGCACGCCCTTCACCTACTTGAATTTCAGCAGTCATGCCAAGCTTACGCCCATCATCTGCCAGCTGCTTACCCAAAGCCATCAGCGTTTGTGATGGCTCAGCGTAAGGGATACGCATTAGCACATCCTGAATAGGAGCGCCGCCAGTATCTATTTCTTTTCCCTTGCCTGGGCTAACACGCATTTCTGTAGTTTCTTGTTTGCCACCACTGGTTTTAGCGACAACAAATCCAGGGAAGTTAGCAAATTGCCCAGCATCAAGCAATTGACGCTCAATAGCAGTGAGTGAACGCTGAGTGTTACCAAGAAGGTGAACGAATCCATAATCATAAAACCCTAACCCTGGTATCATGCCGTATTTGACATAACGGCGGCGTTTTTTCATGTCGTCGTCATCTTTGCGCCAGTCACGGCGAATTTCCAAGATAACTCGGCTGCTACGTTCCATAGTAACGCGGTATGGCAAAGGTAACCCAGTAGGCTTGCCATTCTTTTTGTGTTCAAAGCCTGGGATGTCCAGCTCGCACTGAATTTCCCAAATTTCATACCGATGATCCGTAGGCAGATGCGGTTTAGGAGAAATACCTTCAACGCTTTTGATTTTATCATCAGTGGAGCTTGGTATCTCTATTGGCTGCGACATAGCCACGTCACGGTAGTGACCCTTTAATTGTAAGCGCTTCAGGGTTGATTGGCGCATTAAAATGCGGTGGGTAACTCGTCCAGCGTTCTGAAGGTCAGTAGCATCGTTAGAAACGATTAAATCTTTACCCGTTACTGATTCCGAAACTGGGCGACGACGAAGTGGGCAATGATACAATTTACGGAAGGTACAGCCACCTAGACCGAGATTAAATAGCATGCGGTCAAAATCAGGGTAATATTCTTTAGCTACCACGGTAAAATAGTGGTTTAAGTCTTTTTCTAGATCCTCAGCTTGCTGATTACGTCCCTTGATAGGTTGGTCGATATCATCACGAACTTTTACTGGCCCCGCAGCTGGCAGCATTTCAGAACGTGTATTTGATTGAAACCGAACGATTGCTTCCAAAAGTAATGGGTGATGGACTTTGGAAATTCCACCGTCACTAGATGCTTCGCTCGAAGCTTGTTCGATTTTTAAACCCAGCAGGTCAATGCCACGGTTGAACATATCAATCCACTCTTGGCGGGAAATTATGTCAGCTTCCACGCCTTGGTATAATTCGCTCTCGATCATTCCCAGCTGCGAAGGATCCAGATGATCGGCTATGTTAGCATCAAATTTATCAGCGTTTTCTTTGGGCGCAGATTTCGGATTAAAATCAATAACCATGCCACCGTTGGAATCCATAGTGGTGACTGCGCCAGTATTCGTGTCCACATGCACTGTAGGCGTGTTGATATCAGAATGGATGCTGATAGGGTTTTTCGGCGCTTGAGGCAGCACGTCGAGCGATGACGGCATTCTGTATCCGCCACTTGTCATTGGGCCGATCGGCATGGTTTCTCTCTCGCTTATTGTTTGAGGTAGTCTAGACCAGCTTTAGTGGTGACTGCCTTTATGTCGCCAGTGATCCCGTCAGTTTGGAATTCCAAAAACCCACGAACGCCAAGCTCCTGAATAATTCCCATCAGCATGACGTTGATATTCCCTTCAGCCAAACCGATTAATTCATATCGGTGATAGACTTTTCCGTTACGGCAATCTTCTAGCACTTTATCAACCGTATCGTTTCTAGCGTAGGAACGTAGTATTTTTGATATGTGGCGAACCTGAAATACAGCCTCATTCAATCCGGCGATCACGTTTTCAGGAATCCCGCCAGCTTTTATGATAGCGCAAATCTCCGAAGCATGTTCGTCGCATACCATGGCGGCTTTTAATAAACCTGATTTATCGTCATCATTAATTTCAACTGGCATTTGCCACTCCTTGATCCGTTTCGATCTCGGCAATAAGGTTGGCTAAGTGAATCATCTGCTCTTTCGACATGGCGCAGCGTCCAGGTGCTTCAGCGTTCAAATCCACTAATTCCTGAAGGCGAGCTTTCATGCCCAGCAAGTGATTTGGGTTAGCTTGTACTGCGCGCTTATGTTCGTGAGCCAATGACTTCACGTACCATTCTTGATAGCCAGCGGGTTTAGACATCATATAAAGGCTCCGTGGGATTGGTTGGTTTGGTGGCAGACTCAAGTAGGGCACGGTCATTCTCATCGCTGCGAATAGCCCATCCAGTATCACGAAGATATCGTACAGCTTGAATAGCTGAATCTGCAAGGTCATCGTGTGCGCCCTTAGGAAGGTTGGCACATTCGTCGATGACCAGATCTGCCCATGCGCGGTCAGGAGCGTAAATAACGCCCTTATCCCATAAATGCTGAACCGACCAAGCTCTAGCCACTTTATCGCCGATGGGATTAATTAATTGGGTTACCCATAATTCACCAGCGAATAATCTCTTTAATTCCTGATCGACACTTTTACCACTAGCTTTGTTCTCAATTAGCAGCCTATCAACCTTAAATCTTTTGCAAGTCAAAGCCACTTTTAGCACCAGCGGGTTTAAAGCAAGACGATCATGCCAAGCTGCCATCAGCATTAAACGAGGCAATTCATTTTCATCAAGCCATACTCCCCAGACTGTCAAAGCCGAGTAATCGTTGGCTTTTTCTTCTGTATAAGCTCCGTCAAGGCTAGCAATGACGGTTAGCATAGGCGGGAATGATTTATATTTAGGGTCATCAGGGTTTCCAGGGTTGCCCCAAAGCTGCCATGATTCCCGTTTAATAATACCGCCACCACGTGGCACAGGCATCTGCTGTAGCTGAGCCGATGCAGCGTAAGTGCCAAGATTCTTTTCTAGAACCTGCAAAGATGATTCAGGAAAGCGCTGAGGGTATAAAAGCTCTCCTTCATCTTCACGCGGATCAGCAAGACCTAGTGACGTGACGCAAATTCTTTTAGGGTCATAGCGAGCTGGAAGCATTAAATGCTCGTATCCGCCTTCAGCTAGGATATGACCGCATAGGTCAGCCTCATGAAGGCGCTGCATGATTACCACGATTGCGCCAGTGTTATAGTTGTTCAAGCGGGTTTGCAAGGCTTCATGGAAGAATGAAATTACGTTTTCACGTTGGGTATTCGATTCCACGCCTTTTACTTTATGCGGATCATCTAGCACGATGATATCGCCACCCTCACCCATCGTACGCCCGCCGATGGAAGTTGAGAAGCGCTCACCTCCGAAAGTGTTAGCAAGGCGCTCTTTCGATTGTTCATCTGCGCGAATTTGGAATTTATCACCCCAAAGCTTTTGATACCAAGCTGATTGGAGCAAACGGCGGCACTTACCAGCGTCGCGAAGCGCCAGTTTATCGGCATAGCTAGTGAACATCCATTTTACGTTGGGACCACGTAGCGGGTATTCTTCCTCGTCAGGATCTAATGCCCACGTCCAAGCAGGCCAGATGACGCTCACAAGTGAGGATTTCATGTGGCGAGGCGGGATATTAATTATAAGGCGTTTTATTTCCCCATTATTCACGGCTTCTAAATGCTCGCAGATGACATCAATGTGCCAATTGTCGATAAATTTAGCCGAATCAAATGTTTTCCACGCTCTAGCGGCAAAGTTAGCCAGCGAGCGCTCGCAGTTATCCCTGTCGAGTATGTCCATTAACTTTGAGGCATGCACCCATTGCTCAGGGGTAGCATGCATCAAATTCTGTAAATCTTCTTCTGAGGGCAATTGCATGTGCGTTACTTTCGTTTTCGGGCACTACTGCAATGTTCAACTAATGTATCAGAACGTGGTTTTTGCGCAATAGGAATTTAATTAAAATGCAAAATTATTTTAATTAGTCTTTGTGTGCTTCCTCATTCAGCGCTCGGAAGTGATCGTAGAGGTCTGCAAGTGCCTCTCTGAGCAAATCCATGTTACCGCGTCCTGCTTTCTCTCCGATACAGCATACCATGTAGGCAATCTCACGTGCGCGATGATTCCTGATGGCTAACCTAGCAGCCTGGTATTCTGTCTCTGTGCGTAGAAATGAATCGCCTGGGGCTTTGTTTTCTTGCCGCACGTCATACCGCGTCTGAACATACCCTGATCGAACACAACCATCACGCCATAGTCGGTGGAAATCACACCCTGCTCGGTGTTCTCTTCCCAATATAAGCCGCTTGCGGAAGTAAAAATCGAGTGGGAATGCAAATGAACGAGCGAATCTAACGTGCCCCATTCCGTCAACGGCAACCTCGATAGCGTCAGAATCCATTTCCAAAGCCCTTTTAAGGCGCTCCGGAGTGATGATGCTACCCTGTATGCCCTCGTCCTCATTCGGATTCCTCGTCATCGTCATCATCCCTTATGGCGGCTGCTTGCTTCAACACTGAAGCAAAATCATTTACGACTTGCCTACGGTCACGCGGTGTCACGTCCTCAACTTGAATTGGTCCACCATCTTTTCCAGTGTTTTGCACCACAGTGGTCTTTTTCCAGTCTTCACCTCGATGGGTCAGGAAAAACTTAATTGCGGCCAGATCTTTGGCTTCCATTAGCGATTTAAGACCGTCAGTGGCCAATTGGCGACCCTTTGCCCTACCGCGCTCAATAGCTACTACAACATCTGCGTCAATTCGCTGGCGCGAATATAGCGTGGTTGGGGAAATTCCAAGGCAATAGCAAATATCCTCCTTATTCAACCCCTGCGCAGCGAGCCGTTCAACTTCTTCTAAGTCAATTGGCTTATGCGGTTGGGTCTTTTTAGGAGGTTGACTTATTTTCTTTTTTGGCTTTGGTGGCATTTTGGCTTTTATTGGCATATCCTCATTCTACAACCGACTTCCGATATTGCAACCTAAAAAAAATGCATTCTCATGTATATTCTCAGTTGTATTTCTAAAATGGGTATGCTAGTGTCTGCCTACTCAATGCTGGATTGAGCAATATTTTTAGGAGGTGTCTTATGGACAACAAAACAAAATTTGCCGCAGTGTATACTCAGGCATTCATCGACAGTTACCCAGA